AACAATAAAACTGTACTTTACGCACTTCTTTTAGATCATGCTTGAACGCTTCATTATTTGCACGTTCCATATTTTCAATATCCAACTTAATTTTTAATACTGCTTCCCATTCTTTAGCTCCATACTTCTTAACAAAGTCTATTTTTAACTTTGCTTCTTTATCGCTAATTTGCTTCTTTTGTTGCCAATCTTCTAAAGCCTTAATTAATGCTGTTTGCTTACGATGTTCTTCTTCTCTTGCTGCTCTACGTCTTTCTGTTGCTTTTTGTTGCGCTACAGCAAGTCCGTCATGCTGTATTCCTTCTATACTTTTAGTTAAGCCTTTACTAGCCTCTCTGCTTGCATCAATACTGCTGCTAAGAGTTTTTGCCCCTTGTGCAATACCGAATGGGTCTGACATGGTTCATTTTGCGCTGAAATAATGAGCTATAAAGCCTACAAAAGAGCTAATGCCTGATACCACCATCATGCCCACCCAAAAGCCACCACGACCTTTATTTGCCATAGCTAGTAGTTCTTTAACATCTGCTCTTAGCTCTGAAACTTCATGTTCCATAGCCTCGACCTTCTGCCACATTACTCCTATTTTTACTGGATCAACTTCTATCATTGCTATGCCTTTTGTATGTATGCAAGCGCATAATAAGGAGGAAGATTTTGATTTGTACCGCTTGTTCCAGCAGTAGCATTGGTTACAGAAATGCCAGTTGTTGCAGTTGCGCTTGAACCATTGGCATTAAAGTTTTGGCTTCCAGGTTGTATTGTATTTGGTCCACCTGGGAAAGTTACAACTGCCGTATGCAAGTGTCCAGGATCAGTTACGGTTGCAGTATGAGTATGACTTACAACAATTGCATCTGCTGTACCTCCTGTTGCGCCTACTGCGTAAGTATTTCCAGCGCCTACAATAAATGAATTTCGTAAGTCAGGTGTTCCGTTTGTGCCATCGCACAAATACCATCCACTAGGAACTGAGCCTGTAGAGCCTGACCATAGAATAATACCGCCACTAGGAATCGCTGGTGCGCTTGTAGGAGCGTTTTGAAGAATAGGGTATAGATTATCTAAAGTCTGTATAGAAGTCGCTGTAGCAGACTGTATAACGAATTTATAGCTATATCCTGTAAACATCCATATCTCGTATGGAACACGACCAGAGCTATCTAATACGATAGGATTGGCATTAGCAACAGTTCCACCATTGTCTGTATAAGTAGCTAATGGGGTGCTTGTACCAGCTTGATAAGTGTAAATAAGACCACCAGCTAAAGGAACACCATTGTTATCAAAGTATTGTTGACCTACGCCAACTGGGGATAGTAGAACTGATGCCATTATTGTTCCTCTTGTGCTTTATTTACGTTTTGTAATATGTCAGCTAAAGTATTACCTCTAGTTTGATTTATTCCAGTTTTTTTAGATAAATTAGAAATTGCTTTAGCTGCTCTACCACCAGCATATAATGTTTCGCCTACTAATCTAGGCGATTGAATTGCTTGCATAGCTATTAAATAAGGATTGTAAAAAGCCCCAAGACTTGTTCCAGATTGCAAAGTTCCAGCTAATCCTCTAGCATTTGGAGAACTCATTGCTTGTCCAGCTAGAGCATTGATAAATGGTCTGCCACCTTCTTGTTCTAACTGTTGTGCAAGATTTAAACGTTGACCATAATTTGTAGATACATTATTTCTAGTAATGCTTTGCAATTTACGCATTGCAGTATCGGCAGAAGCTCTATTTCCAAGAGAAAGTGCTTTTTCAATTTCTTGAATTTGATCTGAAGCATCGTGATAATCACGCATAACTTCAGCATATTTAGGAGCTTGCTCTGAAACAGTTCCTTTAATTGAATTATAAATATCGCTAGCAATTCTATTTGCATTTGTATGCTTGTAATCAATCGTTTTTGTATAATCGCCAATTTTTTGTTTTAAAAAATCTAATCCTTCTGGGGTGTGGTATTCAGCAGGATCAAGTTTTTTCCAATCATTAACAATTTTAGATAAATCTTCGTGAACTTGTGTTGGAACTTCTGCGCCAGTTTGACCTTTGAAAGAAATAGAATCTTTTGTTTCTTTTAATGCTTTATCAATGTCATCAAAATTTAATATTGATTTATCTTTGGTAATATCTGTCATTCCTGAGCGATAAGCATTTCCTCTATTTTGACGAATAGTGGCTAAATTAGCTCTTGCTGCATCTAATGGTTCATTTATGGGAGCATTTCCACGCATTTGATTAAGAAACGAAGTATCGCCCTCAAATCCAGATAATGCTGCACGACCTATAGTTTCAGGGCTGCTACCAGTTAAACCTCCTAAAAATGGTTTACCAACAGCACTTACTACATTTCCTGTTGCTGTTACAGGATTTAAATTTTCTGCAACTTTACCAACTGTTTGTATAGCTTTTTCAGATGCTCCAGCTTTACTAGCTAATTCTGTGGCCTTACCAATTAATCCTGTTTTTGAAGCTATAGATGATCCACCAGACAATATTGTGGCAAGATCACTAGCAACTCCAACAGGATCAGTTGCTACAGCTTCTTTAAAACCTTCAGAGCTACCATAGCGTTCTTTATAAATATCACCAACAGCTTTTGCTGTTTGGATTGATTTTTCTAAATCTTTTGGATCCCAATCAGAATGATCCATAAATGATGCAATATGTTCTGGTCTTAAACTATGGCCAGCACCAACGGCTAGACGTGCAACACCTTCAATAGTATCTAAAGGATTGGTTACTGCTTGATAAATATTTCTTCCAAATTCAACAGCACTTTTGGGTGTATTTGTAAATGCTCTTGTTAAAACATCGCTCCACGGGGTGGATTCTTTTTCTGCTTTAGGGCCATTAATTAAATTGTATAAATTTTCAGAATTTGTATCCACAAAAGGTTGAGATGGAGTTTTACCCTTATTACTTTGAATAAGGTTATAAAGATCATCAGATGTCATTCCCATTATTTGCCTACTGAATCAATAAGTGCTTGCCGTTTTTTCATTAAAGCATCAATTTCTTCTTTTGATTTGCCTGCAAATTCTTTTTGTAAATGACGAACTTCTGCTTTGGTTAATTCATTTAAAGGTTTGCTGCCAATTACGCCCATTAAATGAGTAACCTCAGGATCACTAGCAAAACCATTTTGAAATTCATTAACGCCCGCTAAATTTGGTTTATTAATATTTCCAGCTTTATTTAATATTCCTTTAGACAATAATTCTTGAGCAGTCAATGTGCCATTGTCTTTAAACAAAACACCTCTAATAGCATCTTTGCTATTCCCAAAATTTCCGCTAGCAATACTTTTTGATATTTGATCTGCATTACTTCTTGATTGTTGTTGTTGAATTCTAGTTTCAAGAAGTTTTTTAAGATACTGTTCATCATCTGTTAAAACAATTCCTTCTGTTTTTCCAGCCATGTAATTCATTAAAGGGCCAACTCTAATATTTTTGTCATCTAATGCTTTTAATATTTGTTCATTAGTATATTTTGCATTTACTACAGAATTTGGATTAGAAGTTTTTAAATCACTGCTGGCTTGAGCAATGCTTTCTTGAACTTTAGCAACACGATTTTTGTAAGCATCATAAGTTTCACCTTGCATATAAGGAATTGGCCCAGATGCAGCTTTAGGCTGGCTCATAGATTGAGCTGTAACCTTAGGTTTAGGCGCAACTTGTCCTGATGGTGCATTTTGTTGCATACCTGTAGCTGTAGCATTACCACCTGCTGGTGCTACTTGTACTCCAACAGGTCTGTTGTTTAAGTTTCCTGCTTGTGGAATTCCACCACCGCCAAATTGCATTGGCCCACCAGTAGGACTTGTAGCAACTTGAGGTGGCAATGTATTTTGTAAATACATTCCTGTAGGAGTTAAAGGAGGCTGTGCTGCTGTAAGCGGATTTCCTGATGATACATTAACAGTTTGACCGCCAGTACTTACATTTGTTGAAGCTGGATAAGCCTGTTGAACAGCCGATAAATGTTCCAAACCTTTTAAATGATTTGTCGCTACAAATTGTTGCAATCTTGTTTGAAAATGATCTGAAGATTCATTTTGTTCTTGTTGTGGCATTCCTGCTAAAGTTTGTTGCAATGCTATTGCTTTTGAATCATTATCACCAGGGGCAGAATCATTTACATTTTTATATGCTTTAATTATTTTTTCTGGAGTTAAATTTTCATCTTTTATAAGTTCTGATGTTGATTGACCAATATTTGAAACATGAGCTTTAATTGTTTTTAAAACATTTTGTTCTGTGGTTTGTTGAGCGTTTTTAGTTTGCGCTTTAATGTAATCAATTTCAGGTTGATAAGTTTCTTTTGCTTTTCTTAAATCCAATGATTTTTTAGATATGTCTAGCATATCCGCAATAGTCATAGCTTTAGGAATATTTTGATTTTGATAAATACTAGAATCATAATTTGTTGAAATTTGAGGGACTGTTAATCCGCTTGTAGATACTGGCATAATTTATCCTTGAGTTGATGGAGCGTATCCACCAATACCATAACCACTACCACCCATGTTTGTATAGCCACCAGCAGGTGCACCGCCTATTTCTGGGGCTGTATAATTTTGCGAACCTAGACTTGATACATTAGTTCCAGAATTATTATTTCCAGAGTTTGCATAACCATAAGCAATAGAACCTAAATTATTTGCTGCATTACCATAAATTTGACCTTGTGCAATTTGTGCTGCTGCTTGATTTTGAGCATTTTGCATACCAATATTTGCAATATTTGTAGAAGTGCCAAGTTGAGCATTTGCAGAACCTGTTGTTCCAGCAAGACCTAATTGAGCTTGATTAGAGTTAATAGCTGCAATATTGGTTTTTTGATTTTGATAATTAGTAAACGCATTTTGATACGCTGTTCCAGCATAGTTTTGTGTATAGTCTTGTAAAGCCTTTTGAGCATTACCTCCTACTATTCCGCCTGTAGCGTTATTAGCTTGTTCGTTACCTAATTGCCCTTGTTGTAATTGAAAAGCGTAGTTAGGGGCAAGGTTTGCGTTTAAATCTTGATTGTTGAACTGATTATTAAAATAAGCGTTATTACCAGTTAAGTTGTTTAATGCTGTTGTTCCATAATTAGCATAAGGTGTAAATTGTTGCGATGCAGTTTGCCCAGCAGCCAATAAATTTCCTTGCTGTTGCAAAGCAGCATTAGCTTGAGTTTGAGCTGCATTTTGAGTCGCTTGACTCTGCATATAGCCTGCTGCTACTGTTCCTACTGCTGCTGCTCCTGCGGCCCATGCTGCTGGCATAATTATGCTCCTTCAATCAATATATTGTCAATTTTATCAATATTTTGCTCATTTGTCGCATGAATACAATACCAAACTGTATCTTCTAATGCTTCAATAGCGTGATTAATACCATTTTTTATTTCCAAACAGGCTGGTGCTTCATAGCTAACTTCAGAATCATCTGTTTTTACAACAACTTTACCTTTTGCCAAAATGCTTAAATGGCTAAATTTATGAGAATGTTGACCTACAATGTAACCTTTTGGCACAAACATTTCTTTTGCATATAAACCATCAGAAAAATTATGTTTTATGCCTAAATCAATTTCAAAAGTTCCTACCATTTTTTTATGTAAATCACTAATCATTTTGCACCTTTTACTTTATCAGAACGAATAGTAACTATTAACATAATCATATCTTCATTTGAATCATTAATTGCATTATGTTGAACGCTATTATCAAACCAATATATTTCGCCTATTTGAGGGTAAATACTGCCATCTGGAAAATTAAATGCGTTTCCTAAATTGCTTTGTATTGGAATATAGTATTTTTCGTAATATTCAGCACTCCAACCGCTATCAGTATGAGTATAAATTTGTTTTTTGGGCGGAATTTTAACCAATAAGATAGTTCCAAGTTCTTCGCCTTCTACCAAACGCATTAAATCAAATATTAAAGGCCTTAAATCTGGTAATTGATAATAAGATGGATACCATATTGGTCGATGCTCTGTATTTGCAGGATGCTCAGAATTAAGTTGTTTTTTTACTTTTGTTACATTTTCAATAGCGTTATAACGCACCCAAATATCGGTGCTTTCTCGATGAGGACTATTACCATCACAACGATAATTATATTTTCCAAAAAGTCCTGGTTGCCTACGCAAAGCAATTTGCAAAGGCATAACATTAAAACCGCAAGCTATTTTGTTAAAAAAATTAGACATTGTAATAAGGCACTTTATAAGGTTTACCAGCTACTGTAATGTTAATAAAGCCTACAGGATTGCTAGGAAGCGTTCCTGTCCCTTTTGTTGCGTTTGTTGCGCTTGTAAAGTTTAATATATTTAAAAAATACTGTTGCCATGCTCTTGTAGGCATTTTTGTTTGTTCGTCTAAAACAGGTGTATTCGGGTAACTATTTGATTGACTGTTACCCCATAAAACATTAGCCATTAATTTTCCCCTGCGCTTGCTTTAAGGTTAGCAGACACGATTACAGCGTTTATAGGGTCTGTAACCACTACTTCATAGATTCTATCTCTTGCCCAACCCAATCTGCGCCAAATAATACGATTTTTGTATCTTCCGACTTTACCAATGCCTGACCAATGCTCGTTACTCCATGTTGAGCCACCATCTGATGACCAACGTAACATAGCTTGAGGATTTGCACCAATAGTTTCAGCATTTAAAGGTGGATCGGTAATACCTTCTAAACCTACGCCTGGCTGAAATTGTATTTGTAATTCGTCAAAATATTGACGTTGTAAGTCTGTAGTTAAATGTGGGCATCTACGCAATCTGC